CTAAAGAAGAGGTGCTTAACCTGGAACGAGACAAAGCAGAGGGTAACTTCGTGGTACATGGTGAAGGAGAGCTTGCCAAGAAGTTTAAACAGATAGCACAGACCATACGTGATAAAAATGCACGTTATGCGCAGATACAAGGAGGAAGCGATGAGTAATTTTGAGCACAATACACTAGAAGAACTGGATGCGACGGTGTCTGATCCAGATGCACCACTAAAAAAACAGTCACGCTTTGCTTGGGCGAGTGGCAAGACACTCACAGAGGCTGACTTCGACATACAAGACAAGGTGATGCTTATAGATGACTTTATGTTCACAGAGTCTGTGACACTCATCTATTCACCACCTAAGCAGGGTAAGACTTGGTTGGGGTATGCCATCAGCATCGCGGTGGCTAGACACTTGGAGATAGACGAGGTACATTACCTAGATATGGACAACTCCATCTCTACACTCAAAGAGCGTAACGTCCATGAGACACTGCTACAAGAAGAGAACATACACTATATGACACGGGGTACCATAGGTTGTGAGCCACTGGAACAACTGGCACAGATAGCCCATGGTGCGACACGCAATGCTTATGATGGTGTCTGCTTCATCTTGGACACGACCAAGGACTTTGTAGATACAGACAACAAAAACCAAGCCGTGCAGTTTATGAAGTACTGTGTACGCTTGCGTGATGCAGGAGCCACCGTGCTCATCTTGCATCATGCGACCAAGAATAATAAAAAGATATCTGGAAACCAGGTCTTCACCAACACACCAGACAACGTCTATGAGATGAAACAAACAGGAAAGCTTGATAACATCATAAACTATGATCTTAAGGTCACACATGCCAGAGGGCTTGTAAAAGACTGTCGCTGGTCTGTCGATACTACGACCTTGGAGCTGATGGCATATGATGCTGTAAGTTCAGGACTGACCGAAGCAGACAAACAAGCAGTGGAAGCTGGGCTGTTTGTCTTGCAGAATGCTACAGAGGGTCTAAGCATGTCCAAGCTGATAGAGGGTATGGGATACAGCAGGACAGACAGAAACGGTAAGCGTCTGGTCAAAGAGCTTACCGGTAAGTACTGGCGTTTAGAAGAGAAGAGTCGAAACAATCACATTTACCACATCATCAAGGAGGGGTCATGACAGCCAAACAAAAAGCCTACAAAAAGTCACTCATACAGCAAGTGCATGTGTCGCAGAAGTACAAGAAGTTCTATGCCGAGAACAAAGAAGACTATCAGGCAAAACTCCAAGAGCACTTTGGAGAAAGTAGTTCAACGCAGCTCAATATAGAGCAGCTGCTTGCACTGGTAAAATGGCTCAACTATGATCTGCCAGATCTGCCTGTCATCAAAGACAGAACCAAGGAAGCAACACAGCGTCAGATAACACTCATCCATACACTGTGGAGTACCTATGCCAATGATACGAGTGAGACTGCACTACGAGCGTTTATCAAGCGTATCACCAAGAACACCTACTTGCATATAGACAAGCTGAGCAAGGCAGATGCCACCAAGTGCATCGTAGCACTTAAAAACACACTTAAGGAGCTTTAGATGGTATGTCCTAAATGTGCGCATGACCACACACGCGTAGCACAGACAGACAAGCGTGGAGCCTTAACGGTACGTTTGCGTTACTGTCCTAAATGTCGTTTCTCGTTTTCCAGTACAGAGAGACCGAGTTTTACACTGTTTACACAAGAGGAGATAGAAGAGTATGAAAGATACGTTGCTGAAGAGCTTGCTCAAAGCCAAAACCAATCAAAATGATGAGATAGAAGTACTCATAGAGAAGTACTTAGCCTCTGTGGTCAAGACAAACAAAAAGCAGAGCAAAGCTTTTGTCTCTGATTTGCTGGTCTACATCATGAACAATGCCGAAAATCTTGAAAAAGATATCTTGCTGCAGGTAGTAGAGAGTAAGCTCAGTCATCTAGGCTACAGTGTAGAGACAGCTGCACTAGAAACGATGCACACGAAAGCAGCTGCGGCAGTGGCTTCGAGTGTAGGTGCTAGTTTTAGCTTCGATAAGACAGATGCAGAGGTACTGGACTCCATGTACAGAGCCCTCACATGGATGAAAGAAGATGGTGCTGCCAATACCAGTAACACACTCAAAAGCATCATAGCAGATGCGATGCAGGGTGAAGTAAACCTAGCAGACCTCGGTGAGACATTGCGTGGAGCGTTTGAGGGTGTGGTAGATGAGAGTGCAAGGTACTTTGAGGGTGTGAGTGATCATGTCATACGCCAAAGTCAGTCAGTCACACGAGCCTATCAGTATGAAAAGGCTGGTGTGACAGAGGTTAAGGTGGTGGCTGTCATCGATAGCAGAACTTCACTCATCTGTAGAAGTATGCATGGTCGCATCATACCACTAGCTGCTGCCACAAGCCAAGCCGATGCCATCACAGCAGCCAAAAGCATAGAAGAGAAGAAAAAAGCGTCACGGTGGCAAAGTCAGCCCATCTTTGGTACGTTACCAAAAGATGTGGCTTTACCTCCGTATCATTTTAGATGTCGTACAATTGTGGTCGCGTATTTCCCACAAAGTGCCAAGATTGACGGTAAAAACGTGAACGGTTCACTGTTACCAGGTGAGAACTACAAGGGAGACAAAAAAGTACTCTTTTCACATAGAGATAGGTTTGGGTATGAGAGAGTCATTACAGACAAAACGATTGAGCATGGTGGAAACTACCATGATGTCAGTCTAAAAGATATGAGAGCAGGGCTTAACTCTTTGGAGTCTGTGGCGATGCATGGTGAGTTTGAGAAAAGAACACTAGGCTACAGTAGAGATAAAAATCTGCTATTTTCGTTTGAAGATGGAGAGGTGATGACAGTGTTTAGACCAGATGATGGTGAAGACAACTTTAAGAAAAAAGCACTTATGGGAACCATAGAAAGCAAGTCAGTTAAAAAAGGTGAATATGATGAAAAACTTTAAGCTTACATTGGGACGCTTGTGTGTCCTAACAAATGAAACTGCAACATCTCAAGGTACGCTCGATAGGACCGAGGAGCATTATGGCTACATAGGCTGGTCTAAAGTAGATACAGATGGTGATGTGATGGAAATAGGGTTAGAGCCTTGCTGGGCAAAGGCGTTGGTAGAGTTGTTAAAAGATGACCCACTCTTTGCACTAGAAGCCCATATAGAAGTATGGAAGTACCAAGAAGAGAAGCTCTATGACTTTGACGGTACGCTCTTTGATGCACTGCTGGTCATAGCCAACGAAGGAGCACAGTATGATGTTTGATGATGCCATAGCCAAGTTCCTGCAGACAGGTGCACTGATGGTGCAAAGCCAAGCAGTAGAACATGAAGCACCCTACATCACAGGACGGCTTAGAGGTGACATCACCGTGTTTCCTCAGCACAATGCCCACGAGATAGAGGTAGGTAACACAAGGCTGATAGACTACGCGGTGTACGTCTACTACGGTACCAAGCCACATGAGATAAAGCCCAAACGTAAAAAGGCTCTCAAAACACCGTACGGTACATTTAAAAAAGTAAAGCACCCAGGAACAAAAGCCAATCCTTACTTAGACAATGCCCTTAGTGCCATTGTAAGTTCTGGTAGGTTTGAGCGTTTGCTAGGTGGTATGGGTGATGAGATGAGTGAAGAGATGTTTGATAACATCACGGCATCGTTAAAGAATATGATTGTAAAATAAAGGAATTAAAATGGATTATGAAGCACTAGGTAGATACACACACAACAAAGCAGTGGCACAGCAGCTATCAGTAGAGATAGGAGAGTGTAGCAGGGCTATACATGCAGGATGTAACAACCACACCTATGAAGCAGTAGATACAAACAGTATCAAAAGAAATAACGAGAAGCTTATGAAACTGGAAAAAGACTTAACAAAAGCTTTACATGAAGCTAACCATTATGCACAGGGATTAGGCAAACCAAATTTAACAAGAGGAGAATATGAATAATGAGTAATATACAACTATTTGATACTTATACAGCAGAGATTTTTAAGATACTGTACGAGAACTTTCCAGTATGCAAAGACATCAAACCACACGAGATAGTGAACAGTATAGAAGCAAAATACGAAGAGCGACCCATCGGAGACATACCTATGATAGAGAGACAGATATGTAGTTCTGCCTTACACTGGCTTAGAGACAATAATCTCATATCTGTGTATGCACCAAGTAAAAAGACCTTTACATCCAGCGATGATGTGAGTATGGATGAGCTGTTTTCATGCGTGGTGTTGACTGCTAAAGGTTTGGCAGTACTTAAACAGGTACCCAAAAGCATACAAGAGGGTGCAAGTCTGGGGGAAGAGATAAGTGACGCAGTAAAAAAAGGCATGTTCAGTAAAGCGTCTGAGCTTGTAGGTGTGGCTCTAAGTGGTGCGATGATGGGAGTAATGCCATGAGCGAAAAACAAAACATCGTAAAAGAAACCGCTAAAGAGCTTGGGATGACGCAGAAGGAGTTGGCGGAGGCTATAGGTGCAGCTGAAGCCACAGTAAGAAACTGGAGTTCAGGCAAAGAGATACCACTATGGGCTATTAAGTCCATGGAGCTACTAAGAGAAAATAATACAAACAAAGAGGTAATAGATACACTTAAAAAACTAAAAAAACTTATCTCCTAGAGATACACAATACTACAAAACCTATCTAAAAGATAGAGACATACTTGACAAATATATCTTATGGTGATATAATTCGGTTATGTTTTATCTGTAAGATAGGTTTTTCTAACACAAATTATTCCAAATAAAACCTTATCATTATGAATATTTCATAAAGCCCACCACTGTGCCATGTATGGTCGTGGGCTTTTAGAATATTTTTCCGCGGAATAGTGTTAGTACGAAACAAATTAACATTAGGATGAACAAATGAACGAAATTATACCATTTAACTTTAATGAGTTTAATATAAGAACAATGACAGACGAAAATGGAGAGCCACTCTTTGTGGTCAAAGATATATGTGATGCTTTAAGTATTGCTAATTCAAGAGATGCTTTTTCAAGACTAGAAG